CTTGAAGGTGTTCCTCTCGCAGAGGATGATCTCTACGAACTCAAGCGTAAGTTGTATCGCGCTGTAATGAATGTCAACATCCTGGAAGGAATCCGATTCTATGTCTCGTTCGCATGTTCATTTGCTTTTGGAGAGCTTAAGCTTATGGAAGGATCCGCTAAAATCATCTCTCTCATCGCCCGAGATGAAAACCAACATCTTGTTCTTACACAAAACATTATCAACAAATGGAAGCAGGGAGATGATCCAGACATGGCTCGGATCGCTGAAGAAGAACAAGAATGGTGTTACCAAGCATTTGAAACAGCGGTAAATGAAGAACGTGTTTGGGCAGACTATCTGTTCAAAGAAGGTTCTATGATTGGACTGAATGCTAAACTTCTAACTCAGTACGTTGAGTGGGTTGCCAATCGTCGCATGAAGTCAATTGGTTTGAAACCCATCTATGATGTACCAGCGCGAAACAATCCTCTGCCTTGGACTGAGCACTGGATCTCATCTAAAGGTCTACAAGTAGCACCACAAGAAACTGAGGTTGAGTCTTATGTCGTCGGAGGAATTAAACAGGATGTTAAAAAGGATACTTTCGCTGGTTTTAAACTATGACAGAATTGCCCGAGTGGAAAAAAAGAGCACTCTCGGATCCGAGCGTGAACGCCAAACAGGCGAAGATTATTATGGAGGGTCCGAAGTGTCTGACGGACGCATGGTTTCTCCAAGCAATGAGATTCAAATACCTGACCCGTGGGACGACCCACTGATGTAGTCTAAATACCTCCATTATATGATGGGGGCATTTTTTATGAAAGCACAGTCTGCGAAAGCAAAAGGCAGACGGTTGCAGCAGTGGGTAAGAGACAAACTTATTGAAGCACTGGACATTCATCCTGAGGACATTGAGTCTCGTAGTATGGGTGCTGGTGGAGAAGATTTAATTATGGCGAGAGCAGCACGTCAAAAGTTTCCACATAGCATAGAATGCAAGAATGTTGAGAAACTAAATATTTGGGAAGCATATGAACAGTCTGCTTCCAATTGCGGTGATTACGAACCAATTGTTGTTATCAAAAAGAATGGTAAGAAACCTCTGGTGGTAGTTGACGCTGAATACTTTATACAATTATTTGAAGGTAAACATGAAGAATGATCTTTGGGCAGCAATTATCTCAGGCGCTCTGTTAGGTATGGCACATGGCACTGTAGTTCAGGCAGAACCAACGAAGGGTTACCACACTATGGATGCTATGGGATGTATGTTATTAAGGGAGTGTACAGACGGTGTTAAACGAGTCACAAGTATTCAAGATATTATCAATCATTATCCCGACAGTAATTATAGTGCTGTTGATCGTGAGTTTAATGACATCATCCGCGCCTTTAATAAGATCGGAGTTGGGGTATTTCTAGCAGACACTAAGTATTTTCCGCCAGGACATCGTGGCGTGTATCATACTGTAGGTAATAACTTCTTTTTGAATGATGCATTCATGCATCGTCAAGCTACACTCATGAGTGTCACTAGACATGAAGGATGGCATGCTGCACAAGATTGTATGGCAGGAACGATTGATAACAGTCTGATTGCTATCATCAAACCAGAAGAGTCTGTCCCTAAGATCTGGCGCACTATGGCAGAGCGTACATATCCAGCAAATGCTGTGCCTTGGGAAGCAGAAGCAGGGTGGGCAGGACGCACTGAGGATATGACTGCTCAAGCATTGGAAGCATGTGCCACTGGTAAGATGTGGGAGATCTATGATCCAACACCATTGACACGCGAGTGGTTGGAGGAGAATAACTATATCGCTAAATAGAAGAGCCTTGCATTCTACATATGGCTGATACTAAGCCTAAGGTAGAGAAGGAAGACGATGATGATAAGAGTGAAGTTCTTGGTAATTTAGTGAAAGTTGTTGTACTTATATGGTCTGCCTCTCTCCTGACATTTTCCTACGTTAGACTTCCAAACGGTCAAAAGATTCTAGATTTTGATCCCACATTTATAGCCTCGGTGTTTTCTGGATCATTAGCTGCGTTCGGCTTGTCTCCTGCTAAAGCAGGTGGTAACGGATCCACTAAGAAGAAGAACGAGGAACCCCCTGTTGTTTCTGCTGTGGAGCCGAAGAAATGATTCAAAAACTAATTAACGTTGTAGCACTGCTGTCAGGTCTTACTTCTTTAGGTATGATTGGTGGTGCTGGATATCTATACATGCAGAAAGATTTCTTGATTCAAGAAGGTATTAATCAACTATCTGCAGGTGCAATTGATGCCATTTCAGATGCTGTTCCTGATATTCTGGATTCTTCTATTCCAGATTACACAGGTATGGATGAGCAAATTCCTGCAACTCCTGCTCCCGTAGTATCTGGTCCTGCTATTCCAGTTCCAATGCCATGATAAATCCAGAAGAATTAGCACAAAAATATAATAAACCAGAGCAGAAGAAACCATCAGGATTCAAGATTTTTATCAGCACCGTGGGTGCATTGTTTGCGATATCTCATCTTGGATTACTCGGATATTTAATTGATAGGAAACCAGAACCAGAAGTTCCACAGGTTCCTACATTTAATATTCCCCGTGGTGATTATTCTTCCTATACTATCAAAGCAGGAAAGGATGGATATCACATTGAGTATCGTGCAAATGATCCTGCTATTCTAGACTCTGAAAGGTCTCTTCGACTCAATCAGACTAAGACAGGATTCTTTGGTCGTGGTGGTACTGAAATGCGTGATGAGTATCGTCGCGATCAATACACTATGGATGGCACCCGTAATATCGGAGGTGCAATTGATGCCGAGGGAAAGACGAATGCCCAAAGCGCCGAGTGTATAGCGGCGGACGCTGGAGCACGATCACAAGGTGCAATGGCAGGTAGTGCTATCGCTGCTGGCGTTGCTGTTCCTGCCGCTATGAGCATCCCTTACGTGGGTTGGTTGGCAGGTGGTTGGGCATTACTTCTAGGTCAGAAAGCAGGATCTTCAATAGGATCACAAGTAGGACAAGTATTCAACGATTGCTAATATGATTCCTGTAATTAAAGGCGTCAATATTGAAATTAAAGATATTAAGATTGACGCCATTACTACATATCGTTATACACCACCATCGGTTCCTAATGCTCCACCAGTAACGGTGGATATTGGTGTGCCAATTGTTAATATTCCTGGTTGTGTTGAGGCACATGAACAAAATACTAGCAAGGAGAGAAGTGGTATTCTTTCTGAGGATGATCCAAAAGGTGTAAAAACTTTTTGTGATGCTGGCGTGCCATCATTCAATCCTATAGATTATAATAAAGATAAATTAGATTTTGATTATGAACAACCAGTTCCTCCAGTAAGATCTCCAGAGCAACCAAAAACAGAAACTCCTGAAACAAAAACTCCAGTAACACCCAGACCAGAGTGTCCCACAAGAGAACAGCAATTAAAAAACCCTGTAGGAAAAATCCTAGAGGGTAATAAAAAGATTACTGGTTATGAGGTTGTAGGTAAAGAATGTTTGATGGTCACTGAAAAACTGGATATTGTTGATCAGATTGTTGGGAACATTCCTAATGCAGGTGCTGTAACTGCTACTGCTAGTATTGCTGTGGTCGCTACAACATCAGCACTGTTAGCAAAACCGCTGGCAGATCTACTATTGAAAGTAGTCAAACCAACGGTCAAGAAAGTTATTAAAAAGATTGCTGCTAGTAGGGGGAAGACCGTAAAGGTTGAGTCCTTAAAGGAGCGCCAAGGTCAGCAGCGGATTCGGAATAAGGCAATTCGGACTTTGAAAGGTCGGGAATAGCATGAACATGAGGATGTGAATGTCCTGGAGGATTGTTCACTACCACGTCAGCACACACAGAATAGTATGGTGACTTAGGATGAAAACGAATTCCTTTTAACATCAAATCTCCACAATTTTTAAGTCTCGCGATCTCAAAATCTAATCTCTTATTGGCAGTCTGTTGCCTCATAAAATCAATGTTTGCTTGTGCTGCATCCTTACATTGTTCTTGTAGTTTCTTGTCTAATGGTGTTGACCATGTGGCGGAAAAACCTACACCAACACTGTAATTATCTTTTTGTCCAGTTCTTGTAGGAACTTGATATAAAATGGAGCCAGGATTATCTGGAGCACCATCAGGAATAACATTACCTTCATCATCTAATGCACCTGTAAGATCTCTCATATCGTAGACAGGAGAGTTATAATGTGATTCCCACGGTCTAGTTACTGATGCTGTGCCAGTCACATATGGCGTAAAATTCATTGTAGGACCCTGGCATTGAATACCATTTCCATAAGTGTTTGTAATATAGGGTCCTTGTAAAACCTGGATGGCCTGATTTGTGACAGAGCCACTACTATTAGCAATAGGAGAAGCGGTAGCACTGACCCCACCAACAGTTTCTGCCAGAGATTGAGATGGGAGTAGCGCACTTAAAATTACTGCTGGAAGATACTTGTAGTATCGGTTATACTTGTAACTTCTGTTGTTCTTTGAATGATCGTATGATTTTGTAAACCTGGAGAAGAAAGAGTTTCTGTGAACTGAAACGCTGCTCCTGGTGTTGTCTGTGTGAAGGTCGGTTTTGAATTCACGCCCGTCCATTTTGATGTCACTCCATTAATAGTTACGTTAACTTCAGATGTTGAAGGTGATAGATTACCACTAGCTGTTACTCCTGACCCTGTGGCGGAGTATTGATAACCAGTGGAATAGTCCATGCTGTTTATTGTTTCTGTGATCTTCTGTGTTGTCTCTGTGTGGCTCGTCATTGATCCCTGTGTGAAGTTCGGAACCACGGGGACCGCCAGGGCAGTTGCAGGTATGACACTTGCAACCGCCACACTTAGGACAGACCAGATAATCGTATTTTTCATGACGACCTCCGTCAGTCAATTACAGTGATTTCACTCACGAATTGTCCAGTAGCAGTAGTACCAGCTCCACCAGCCGTCACAGTAATAGCACCCGTAGTGCCGATAGTACCTGCTAGTGAACCAGCAGTTCCCGCTGTGTAAGAAGTAACTGAAGAGAAGTTTGGAACTGCTCCTACAGTTGGTGCTGCTGTTGGAACTGCGTCAGCCTGTGTGTAAGACTGACTGAAACTAAATGCATTACCCGCAGTGTCTTGGGTTGCTGCAATAGTACCAGGACTGTATACACCAGAGGTGATAGTACCAGCAGAGACTGTGTTTGCAGTACTTCCATCGGTAGTATCAATATTTGATCCTGAAATACTGAACGAGGAACCAATTCTAGATGCAGTAGATCTTGCAGCATCAACAGTTAGCTGAACACTGGATGCGTGCTTAGTAACAAGTCCGCCAGCATTTGCTGCACTTGCGGTCATCAGTAACATTCCAAAAGCAATAACTGCTCTTTTCATTTTGGACATGGTTTATGTTCAGATGTATTTATACAAAAGGACATAGTTCTCCATGAACATTTTATATTAAATAAGCGTACCGTGTGCTCTCCTAATTTCTCTTAGTTCTTCAAAGTTTTTCTGCTTAGTGCCACCATCATATGCCCAGG